CATTAGTAAGTCTATCAAAGAAAGCCGCCGCACCACTTGCTCGTCTTGCTTGCACAAAACCTGCTTGACCTATTGTAACAGCATTTTGTGAGCCTTGTAATGTAGAGCCAATTACAACATAGCCATTTGAGTCTATGCGCATACGTTCTGATGCTGAAGTGCTAAAATGCATATGGTCATCAGAGTGGTCGTAGGTAATAATACCTCTATTTGGTGCATTTCCAGTTGTTCCATCAGCAAAATGTATTGAACCATTACTAGCAGTACCAGTTCTAATGGTCATACCAAAATCTCCACCACTATTACCAATAACTAAATCATCAGCAGCAGTGTTAAAATCTCCCGGTGTATCTTGTGCTATACCAACTCGCCCTGATGAGTCGATGCGCATACGTTCTGAGCTGTTTGTACCAAATAACAGTGGAGTACTAGCTAATGTATATAATTTTGTTTGCGCTGAATGTGTTTGCAAAAACGCATACTTTGTAGAACCATCATTACTAGTGCCATAGAGTTCTGAATAGTCGTCACTTCTACCACGCATAGATATTGCATTTGCACCACTATTAGCTTGTACGGTTAAAGGCATATCAGGAGAACTCGTACCAATACCAACACGGCCTGAGTTATCAATAGATACTGCATTGCCAATAACACCTCCAGCATTATTACCTACATCAAACGCTAAACCACCATTATCTATTCCTTGTATTCTACCTAAAGTACCACCGGGGTTTGAGAATGAAATTAATGCGTCTAAACCGTCTGTTGAATTATGTAACTTTAGTAAATCTTCAGATGTGTTTTCTACCCACAATTTATAACCTAATGGATTACTCGTACCAATACCAACGTTGCCTGATGAGTCTATGCGCATACGTTCTGTGTTGTTTGTACCAAAGCGTATATCGCCAGCTTCTCTATTAAGTATTTGAAATAGAGTACCTTCCTGTTGAATGTCTACACCATCGTTAGCTGTGTGTCCTGTTGCATCATCTGTAAGGTGGATTATTGTTCCACCAGTAGTAGTTGCAATATCTAAAACACGAACAGGCGCACAACCAATACCAACTCGGCCTGATGAATCTATTGTTAGCCTGTCATTAGTTCCTAATTGAGCATTACCGCTAATTTTGAACTTGTCACCATCAGAATTATCGACACCTATAGCAAACGGGGTTGCACCGTTTAAATCAAACCATATGCGTGAGTCACCAGTACCATCTGCTCTTATATCTAAAGTGGCACTTGTATTTCCTGTTGATCTAAACTCAGCGATTGCACCACCACCTGACAATGCAGAATGTATAGCTAATGGTGTCGCTGGAGAACTCGTCCCAATACCAACATTTCCTGACGATACATTTAAACCTCCAGTAAGTGTACCACCAGCTAGGGGTAGTTTAGTAGCAATAGAGTTTGTTATAGTAGTACTAAATGATGCATCATCGTTTAAAGCTGCGGCTAACTCATTAAGTGTATTAAGAGAACCCGGTGAGCTATCTACAAGGTTAGCAATAGCTGTGTCTGTATAAGCTTTGATAGACTGTTGTGTGGCTAGTGCTGTTGCACTGTTAGATGCCATGTTATCTTCATCAAGTATGTTTGTAATAGACACAGAGCCTGTACCAGATAAGCTATCAAACTCAACTGATCCACCAACGTCTAAGTTACCTGTCATAGTACCGCCAGATAAGTTTAGTTTTTCTGTATCATTAGCTAATGGAATCCAGTTACCTGCATGTGCGAAGTAACCTTTACCTGTTGCATGAACATGAGCAAACATACCGTGATAAGTTGATGCACTTGGTAAGTCTGATAATTGAGAATATACGTTACCGAATAAAACTTTATTGCCGTTACCATTAATGTCACCTGTCATAGTGCCACCAGCTAGACCTAAGAACCTAGCATCTGCCGCTGTCTTACTATAGTGATCTGCAAGTTGGAATGTACCATAACCTACGATGTCAATAATATCACCAGCAGTAGCACCTGCACTTAGTACTACAGTAGAACCACTTGTAGCTGTTACGTCTGTACCAACTAAAAGTTTTACACCATTAAGATATACATCTACGTAGCCTACATCATATGTTGCAGAGAATGTAGTCTGTCCTGATGTAGCTGTATATGTGTTACGACCAGATGTACCATTAACTGATGAACCTGCCGCTTGCCAACCACCTGATCCACTACGAACAAACATAATGTTACTTGTAGTGTTAAAATACAATGCACCTGCTATTAAAGCGTCACCGTCATTGTCTACTGAAGGGGCAGATGATTTAGCACCTAAGTATCTGTCGTCAAAGTCATCATAAGAATTAGCGGCATTAGTAGCACTGGTAGCCGCAGCTGTTGCTGAGTTAGCTGAGTTTGTAGCTGATGTTGCTGCATTAGTAGCTGAAGTAGCCGCTTGAGTAGCACTAGCCGCCGCCGCTGTATTAGAACCTGCGATACTATCAACATAAGTTTTTGTAGCCGCATCGGTATTAGCAGTAGGAGTACCTAATCCAGTAATCTTATTGCCACCCATAGCTATAGCAGATGCCATAGTACCACCTGATTTTAGTAAGGCAGTTGTGTCAACGTAGTTCTTAGTAGCACCATCTTGATTAGCAGTAGGATCACCTAGTCCAGTTATCTTACTTGTACCCATAGCTATAGCACCAGACATAGTGCCACCTGATAAGTTTAACTTAGTAGCATCTTGTGCATCTACATAACCTTTACGAGATAGCTCATCATTTGTTGCAGGGTTAGCTGTAGATGTTACAGCATTAGTACCCATTACAATGTCACCAGTTAGTGTTCCACCTGCAAGGGGTAACTTAGTAGCTATAGAATTAGTAATAGTAGTTGAGAAGTTTGCATCGTCATTGATTGCCGCAGCTAACTCGTTAAGAGTGTTTAGGGCATCAGGAGATGAGTCAACTAAAGCAGATACCTCGGTGTCTACATATCCCTTAGTAGCGGCATCTGTTGAAGCACTTGGAGCACCTAAACCTGTTACTTTACTACCGCCCATAGCAATAGCACCTGACATGGTTCCACCAGACAGGTTAAGCTTTAGTGCATCTGCAGTATCTACATAGTTCTTTGTAGCCGCATCTTGAGCACTGGTTGGATCGGTAACATTAGCAATAGTTGTACCTGTAACATCTAGTGTACCGTTTACAGTTACATTGTTAAATGTAGATAAACCTGACCCTGCAGTTACATTACCCGTCACATTTCCTGTAAGATTACCAGTAACGTTACCTGTGATATTGCCTATTACGTTACCTGTAAGTGGGCCTACAAGACTTGAACCTGTAATTGTTGTACCTGTGATTGCGGCTGTAGAAGAAGCACCAATAATAGTACCATCAATATTACCACCGTTTATATCTACAGTAGCTAATGTAGCCTGACCAGATGTAGAGACTGTAGTAAAGCTACCAGCAACGGCTGTTGATGCACCTATAACTGTATTGTCTATATTACCTGAATTAATGTCTACAGTAGTTAATGTTGATGTTCCTGTAGCTGTTAGGTCTGTTACAGTAGCAGGTGAAGCTGATGAAGCACCAATAGTTGTACCATCAATAGAACCTGCATTAATATCTACAGTAGCAAGAGTAGAAGTACCTGTAGCACTTAGTGTAGTAAATGAACCAGCACCAGCAGTTGTACCACCTATAGTTACGTTATCTATAGCACCAGAGTTTATGTCTACAGAAGTAATAACACCTGTAGTTATATTAGCTGTGCTTAGAGTAGTTGTTCCAGTAACACCTAATGTACTTCCTATAGTAAACGTACCTGCAACTGCACCATTAATATCTACATCTAGTGTATCTATGTGTGCTGTACCATCTAAGTATAAATCTTTAAACTCTAAACCAGATGTACCTAAGTCTATATCATTAGTTATTACAGGTATAATAGCACCATCAGAGAAGCGTAACTGTTCTACTGCGGCTGAAGATACCTCTACAAAGACACCTACTTGATTAGTGCTAGTGTTTATGGCAACTTTGTTTAGTGCATCAACATCACCGATAAGAGGAATGTAACCGCCTTCTCCTGTTGAGCCATCGTGCTTGTGTCCACTTGATACAGCGAATGCATCACGGAGTTTGTTATACTCGGCGTTAATAGGCGCTGCACGAACTGTAGCTGTTGGTATTATGTCTGCTGAAGACTGTCTTACGTAACCTGCCAAAGTATTATCTCCTGTCGGCTGTCTCATACGTCAAGGCTACTGCCTGTATAGTATGACTTGCATTTGTATTATTCGTAACGTAACTTATGGAAACAGAGTTACCTGATCCAGATATATTTGTAAGTGTTTTAGGTGAGGGATTACCATCATATATACCACCTGCTCCATATATAGCTGTACCATAAATTGAAGCTGCACCCTCTGTAGTAAACTCATAGTTAGTAGGGTTGCTTGTCCCTGTGTCATCATAGTCATAAGAGACACCAACAAAAACTTCTGTATCACCCTCTGATTTTAGGTATGTGTTTACTTTATGTATTACCTTACGTATTTCTGGGTCTTCCATATAGTAATAGGGTGTTTGATATAAACTAAAGATAGAGTTACCACCAAAGCTATTACCTTTTTCTTGTCTATGTACTCTACCAGAACCATCTCCATGTATTACATGTTCAAATTGTCCTATGTATCCACTAGCTACACAATTTGCTTCCATACCAGTAAGCTGACTATACTCAAAAATACTCTGCTTATTCTGACTCTTACGTATACCACCTATTAAAGATAGAGAAGCATCGTTCTTAAAGAAGAATCTAAACTGTGACTTCTTCCTAAGTACTACGATAGCTACATCTTCTATTTGTTCTGATAGATAATAGTTATCGAATATAGACTGTATTTCTTTAGAAACTGTAGCGAGTTCAACATCACCAATTTTATCAGTACCAGAAACAGGACGTATACCATCAGGACCTAAGAAAAGTAAGTCACCACCAAACTCTACCACAGAATCGGGTGCAAGGCAACCCATATTTGAAGTAACATTCTCTAGTGTAAAATTAGCTACATTGTTTCCTATTAATCTTTTTATATTATTAGCACCAAAAATATATAGTTGGTTACGAAACTTTTTTATGGCAGTTATAGTAAAACCTACATTAATAACTCCAGCACCACTACCTGCATCAAAATCATAAGCATTTACGGGTGCACTAAAGTGTAAATTGTAAGGTTCAGAAGAATCACCACACAAAAATACATGAGAACTAAACTCTTCTGAGTACTTAGGATTATTTGGAGCATTAGCATGCGTAATCTGTGTGTATGTAGTACCATCATATGTTGCCGCTGGATTAATACCATCTGTAAGTAGTAACACTTCACCTGACCAGTTAAAGCTAGTAAAGCGAATCCGAGTAACATTAGTCATACTAGGATTACCAGCTTCTGGTATGGCTACCCAAGAACTACTAGAGTTATGCCAACGATATAGATAGTCATGACCAGTTGTAGGTTTTCTACAAGCAAATATACCGTCATGTAAGTTACCGTTAACTGTAAGGCCAAGTACAGCACCTGTACCGGGAACAGTGCCGTAGTCATTGGAATAACCACTAATACGGCGATACCCACCAGATAAGGCAGGTTCATAGTTAATCATACGTATAGCACTACCTGATAAGTTAGTCGCTTGGGTCAGGGGGTCTATGTTAGTAACCAATCCCCCAGAACAAACCGATAAGTATGTACTTAGTCTATCTGCCATTTAGATAATACTTTTATATAGAGAGTTACCTGATCTATGTATTACAGTTGAGCGTAAATAGTCTTTGCTATCTACAAGTAACCTACGCATAGACTTAATGCCTGTTCTAAATTTAGCTTCATGTAACTGTGCTGATTGTTCATTAGACCTAAAGTGCATTAGGTACATCATAGCACCATCAAGTACTACATGTTTAAATCTATCGGGAATAATACACACATCAGTACTTAGTACTAGATCAGCAGGTACTTTCCAGTATCTGTATTCTATAACATAAGTATTATCTGGTACAGGTGAAACACCAAACTTGTCTTCTTGTGTTTTATATACTACATCAGGTTTTGTATAACCATCAGTACCAGCTACATCATCAAGACTTCTTCTATCACTTATATATGATTCATACGAAATGCTAGGCAGTTGTGTTGGGTACGCAGATTGTGCATTAGTTAAATAAAATGTTTCCCAATCTGCTTTAGAATAGTCAGAAGGGAAGTCGTAGGTCTTTGTGCCTACTGCAAGTGTTTGTTCGTAAGTTACTAGTGTAAAAGGCCACTCTTGCGCCTCTTGTAGTATCTCACGTATAGAGGAATTAATAGAGTCTTTAGCTAGTGACTGTACATTTTTAGTAGATGGGAAATCTTCTAAGTTTATCTCAACCTCGTTAAGACGACGAAGTAACTCATTCACTAGATTTATATATGTCGCCATGTTAATTCCTACTGTTACAAATATAAGTGGGCTAGTTTCCTAGCCCACCTACAATATTTTATATTATGCTAAGTTATATTTAGCAGTAACAAGAGCTTCTGGACGAAGAATCTTGCGGCCATATAAATGCATGCCACGAACAATGTCAGCAAATGAATCTGGATCACGGTATGATTCAGTTTTGTTGATTTGTTCCGCAGTTGCAACCGCAGAGTCATGACCAGCACAGATAACACCGTAGTTAGTGTTCTGGTTAGCCGCACCTGTTGTAGATGCACCAGTACCTACTGATGGTAAGTTGTTTGAAACGTATACACGGAAACCGTGGAAGTTGTTCAAGACTAGACCATTCTTTAGGCCATCACCACCGAAGTCAGCATTTAATAGACGTGAATCTTCATCACGTAAGACTTCCATCATCACTGGGTCAATTACGATCCAACGACCTTGTGTGTCTACGTTCTGAACATCTAGTAAACGACTCATACGTGCCACCAACATAGCTGGCGAAACAGTAGCTGTTGGTAATGCAGTAGCTCCCGGCAGACGTGCTGCAACTGGAATCGAATGATCACCAGCAGAAGTTGTTGTAATGTTACCAAATGAACCTTTGATAAGCTTGTTCGCTGCAAGTAGTTCGTCTGAACCAGCTGCTGAGTTAGCTTTAGTACCATTTACTACATTGTTTACTGTACCAGCATTTGCATGTAACGCAGCCTGTTTGTAACCAGATAAGTAACCAAGAACATCTTGGTCATACTGATCAGCCAAACGATATGCCGCACGATCCGAAGCCAAGCTTTGGAAGTTTACATGTGAGTGTGCTTCTTCGATGTCATCAACTTTAAATGCAAAGTAGTTTGCTTTGTCGATTGTTAATGAAAAATCATTATCGGATAAATCCTGAGTTGAGATAGTAGTACCACGTAGATATGCAGTTACTGAAATCTCAGGCTCTTTTATGATTTTTACTGAGTCGCCCATTTGAGCGATTTCTCCGAAATAGTCAGAGTTAGTGATAGCTTCACAGATAGCAGATTTGCGAAATGCAAGTTGCACCTGTTTGCTGTAAATAACGGGCGAGAAGTTACCGTTTGGTAAGTTTGTATAGCCCGAAGCCTTTCCAAATGCCATTTTAATTCTCCTTTAGCATTAGATTACAGATGCAAACGACTATTCACTTATATAGAGGCTAAGTACTTGTAGGGTGCGTTATTATGAAAGTTGGCCTACCTTCAGTATAACGGGCCATAAGACATTAGGTTGTCAAGAAGTATTTTGTTGTTTGCGTGGGTTTAGTCGTAGTGTGAGTAACCTGTGTCTTAGGGGTCACACTACTACATTGTACATATAGTTATATCATAAATATATTATATGTCAATAGCTTTATCGAGCATTGCCCGACATATCGTAAATAAATTTACCAGTACGAATGGCTTCCATAATAGCGTCAGAAGCTTTTTCATACTGTTGTGCTGTCATCTTATTCACTTGTGATTCTTTAAATACATTCTTAGAATCATCTGAATCAGGTGTAGCATTACTACGACTGTTTACTGAACGTGCAGCATCTTTGTTGTTGCTTGCAGGTTTTTGTTTCTTAATACCCATATCAGCTTTGTACAGATCAATTGCACGTGAAGCTGATCGTGAATCATCAGCATTCTCATATAATGCGTCTTGTACCCACTTGGGTTGTTCATCTACCCAATCATGGAACGCATCATCATCTCTGATTTCACCGAAGTCAGGATGTGCAGTCATTAATTCTACTTCAGCTTTCTTGCGTGTTGCATCAGCTTTCATTTCATCAATTTCTTTTACACGTTCTTCTAATCCAGCGGCTTGTTCTCTTGCTTTCTTAATCGCAATAGTTTCTACTATAGCCGCTACATCTGGGTATTGTTCTGCCCAAGCTTCAATGTCTCCATCAGACTTAGGTAACTTAATCTCTTGTCTAGTGGAGTCTTCAAGTTGACGTTGTAACGTTTTAAACTTGTCATCCCAATCTTTTTCTTTGTCTTGCATATGTCGTCTAAGATCACCGTAGCGTTTCTTAAAACTTTTTTCTTCAGCATTAATAGGTTCAGCTTCAGCTACTTCCTCTGTAGCTTCTGTTGTTTCACCTTTTTGTTCAGCAATAAGTTGTTCGAGTTCTTCCTCTTCCATCTTACGCTTATCTTCATTAGAGTATTTACGATTTGCAAACGCAA